CAAAGGACCAATGAAGGATTCAAAAGGAAGACCAACTCGTAAGGCATTAGCTCTACGGCGTTGGAAATGTTAACAATTAATAATATATATAATGCCAAGAAAACAAGAACTCAGACGCGGTACAGCGTCCTACAGATTAGCAAAGGCTCAAGGTCGATTACCAGCTAAATCAAAATCAACTACAAAGAAAACAGGTAACCCATTAAGTAGACTTATGGGAGCTTTGACAGGTAAATCAAAGCCAAAGAAAACCTTTGTGCCTAAAAAAACACGTGGCCAGGGTACAAAAAAACCTAAAGCTACAACTAAAACTACAACTCCTGGTAAAAATGTTTCAGGTGGAACTAGAGGACAAAAAAACATAAATAAAGTTACTCCTAAAACTACAACCAAAACAAACTCTAGGGTTGCTGGAAGAACAAAAGCATCTAGTCCTACAGCTAAAGCTAAACCATCTTCGAACACTGCAAAGCCTTCAGTTAATCAAGGTCGTTCTGGAAAAGGAAAGACTGCAAATAAACAAAAGCTAGCAGAACAAAAATCCTTAAATGTAAGAAACAAAAGAGGTCGCAGGAACAAGTAGTTAAATGGCTGAGTACAGCAAGTTTGGAGCATTAGATGACCGCATTGCCAAGGATGGCGATGTTGGCTTTATTGGGTTCAATAACCGCCTACGGCCTGACCAGTTGCCAGCGGGTATGCTTGCTGATGCAAAGAACTTAAGGACTGACCGCAGGGGTGAAGCACAGGTACGCAAGGGTATTGATTTAATCTCGAACCCATTGACATCAGGTGCTTCTGCTCTTACACTTCCGTTTACTCTAGTAGCTGATGATACATCAGTAACAGCTACAAGGACTGATGCTACTGTAGTTCTAACAAATGTTACAGCTACTGATTTTCCTAGTACTGGGACAGTAAATATATCTGGTGTAACAATGAGTACTGGTCCAGCTGTTAACGGCAATCGTGCTTATACAAAAAATAGTAGTACTCAGATTACAATATCCGATCAAACATATACAGGCACAGCAAGTGGTACAGCTACAGTAAAGTTTGGAATACTTAATGACGATGCTGTAAATGCTATCTATGGTTCCTGTGCTTTCTCTGACCCTAATGCATCAGCCAGTCAGTACATTATTTTTGCAGCAAACATAAAGGCTGTTGCCGTAAACATAGCTACAGGTGCTACTACGGATATTGCCTACCCATCAGGTTTAACTGTTTCATCAAATGCATCAATGCTTCAAGCATTTAACAAGGTGTTTATATTCCGCAACGGTAGCACAGCTTTGGAGTGGAATGGATCATTTAGTGGCACACCAGCCTTTACAAAGGTAGCTAGTGGTACTTATACACAACCTACTAATTTAGCTGCAACAGGTTTTGTAATTACAAATGGGTTGGCTACTGTTACTGTATCTAACACTTTATCTGAAGGAGATATAGTAACGCTTACAACCGCAGGTGGTAGCACACTTACAGCAGGAACTGAATTTACAGTATCAGAAGCTACTTCTTCTGCATTTAAGTTTTTTGTTAATAGTGATGACGTAATCAATCAAACAGACGTACACTTTACTAAGCGGGTATCAGTAGGTCTAGGCTTTACCCATATGCCAGCACCGCCTTATGCTGTTTATCATCAGCGTAGATTAGTTATGCCATTTAATTTTAACGTTGATGCATCCACTGATTCATTTACATCCAGAGGGATACTTGATGAGGTAATAGCATCTGATATCTTGGATACGGACACCTACGATAAAATATTTGCTCAATACAGATTTAATGCAGGTGAAGCTGACTTCAATGTAGCCCTGCACTCATTCTCAGAGGATAACTTAATGGTGTTCAATCGTAACAGTATTCACCTAATATCTAATACTACTACATTACAAGGAGCTAGTACAAAGTTACTTACTAACGAGGTAGGTTGTGTTGCACGTCAATCAATCATACAGGTAGGCAATCAAGTTATATTTCTTTCTGACAATGGTGTATATAGTACACAGTTCTTTGATGAGTACAATCTACGTGGTACTGAAACACCACTTAGCGAACCAATCAATGTAACTGTACAAAGAATAAATAAAGAATATTGGGAAAACTCAGTAGCTGCTTACTTTGATAATCGTTACTTTATTGCTGTGCCACTGGACACATCAACAAAAAACAACGCTGTACTTGTTTACAATTTTTTAAACAAACAGTGGGAAAGTATTGACCAGGTGAATGATTCTGACTTCCACATATCAAACCTGTTGGTTGTTGGTGCAGGAGACAATAGAGGTGTATACGCAGTCAACGATCTTGGTGGCGTACAAAGATTGGATGCACGAGTTGATGGTGTTGATCGAGTCATAACACAGATAGGTGGTTCACAAAAAAATATAAATGTGGATGGTTCTCTTACTACTCGTCAATATACATTACAAACTTTGGATAGAAAAAATTGGAAAAAATTTGATATGCACATTGAGTCAGGCGAATCAACTACCTCTGACTTTGACATATCAGCTGAAACAGAGAACCCTGATGCAACTTTTACCATAGGAACACTTAATAGTTTTGTTGGTTCCGCTTTACCTGAAGCAGAGGATGTATCCATACGTGGTAGAATAGGTAATAGACGTGGATACGGTTTACAATTTACAATTAATAATACAACAGGACGGCCAAAGATAAGGGCTATCGAAGCTGATGGCGCTATCTCATTCCGTTCAACTGAAAAGGCACAGTAATGGCAATTTTATCAAAAGGTACAGATTTTTCAACAGGCGATCAGGTTACAGCAGCTAACCTTGATGCACTTGTGGATAGTGCAACATTTGCATCAGGTGCTGTTGACGATACAAGCACTGCACTTGATAGCTCAAGCCCACAAAAAATTATTGTTAAAGATGGTGGAATTACAACAGTTAAAGTTGCTGATGATGCTATAACAACAGCTAAGATGCCTAATAGCTCCAGCAAGACAACTGGAGTTACATTTGCTAAGATGAAACATATCAGCACAGCTAAAATTCTTGGACGTGCTTCTGCTGGCGAAGGAGATATTGAAGAGGCCTTTGATTTTAAAGATGAGGACGATATGTCATCCAACAGTGCTACTGCTCTTGCATCCCAACAAAGTATTAAGGCGTATGTTGATTTATTGCGCCCAAAATACATTGCCTTAACAGGTGGCACTACAGGTTTAACTCAATCATCAGAAGCTACTTACCAATACAATATAGCTGATTTTACTGGATCAGGATTAACCGCAGCCAATATTTATCAAATACATATTTTATGCAACCTGCAAATGAACTATGACGCAGGTGGCTCTAACTCTAGAGTTCAGGCTAGTTATCCAAATGCCATAGATACTTTAGTTACTATATTTCAGACTAATAGAGATTCTGGCGGGGATTCTACACAAAACTTTAGCTCTCTTGTTACAGTTCCAATAAACGCAAGCCAAAGCTATGTAAAAGTTGGCTTAGAGTTTGTCACCGCTGGAAGTTTTCAAATCGTGGGAGCAACAGTATTTAAATAATTAAATAACCTAATGGGATACAATCGTTTACTTCAATCTGTACAGGTAGCTCTTGAGAATGGTACTCAAAAGAATGCTATCCTTGCTATGGATGAGGTTGTGGACTTCTGCATTCAGCACGAGAACGGCAAGGTATTTCAGGATTGGGACAAAGAACTTATACGCCTAATGGTTGCCTACCACTGGGCGAAGCAAACATTAATCGTTCACTACAATGAGGATACCTCCGTAAGAGGTGTCTTTATGTGGTATAATTGCAACGAGGATGATGGCTGGGAATTTATTAATAACTGGGAGGCTGACAGAGAGGACGGAGATAGTATATTTTTAGCATTTCTTTTTGCTGAGGGTAAGGATGCATTCAAGAAATTAACACAGGATTTTGTTGATAAATGCCCAGAGGTTCTTACCAAAAATAAAATCGGCCTAAGATACAGAAGTGGTTTCCCAAAAAGGGTTAACTACGACAACAGACTTTTTAAAAAAATACTTAACAATTAGATATTATGGGAGGCAAAGGACGTACAACGATACAACAACCTGATCCGATTGATCCAGGTAGGGCAATGGGAGAGTACCTTTTTGGTTCTGACTTTGGTAGAGCAGAAGGTATTACTGACCCAAAATTACAGCAACGTCTAATTGAAGCAGAGAAGACCTTTCGTCCTCAGTACACAGCACTAGAACTAGCTGAACAAGAGGCAGCACTGTTTGGCCGAGATGGTCAAATGGGTCTAATTGGTTTGCAGGAAAGGGCATCTAGGGAGTTCGCACCAATAGAAGAGGCAGCAAAAAGAAGAGAGGTAGAATTACTGGGGACTCTTGGCGGTGATGTAACACAAGCCCTTCGTGAAGCTGACCCAGAGGCAACTCGACTAGCAGACTTAGCAGCTCAACAAGCTGAAACACTGTTTGCTGAAGGTGAAGGAGAACTGTCCCCAGAACGCCGTAGAATGGCCGAACAAGCAGCTAGGGCTGGCTCCTTATCAAGGGGTCGTATAGGTGACCAAAGCTCCGTAGCAGCTGAATTACTTGGACGTGAGCAGGTACGTAGTGGTCTACGTGCTGAGGCCAGACAAGCGGGTGCTGGTGCATTTGGACAAGCACGTCAACTGGGTGGTGACCCATCTCAGTTCCTGTTCGGACGTCCCTCTCAAGCAAGTCAAATGGGTTCAGGTTTATATGGACAGGCTTATAATGTAGCAGCTCAACAGGCTGGACCTCAGTTGTTTGATCCAAACGTAGGAATCAATATGGCTATGCAACGTCAAAGTGATCAGTTTGGTTTACTTGGCGCTCAGGCACAGGCTGATGCTTCACGTAGTTCTGGATTGATGAGCGGTCTAGGTAGCGCTATTGGAGCGTTTACACTACCCTGTTGGGTAGCACGTGAGGTGTACGGTATCGAGAATCCTAAATGGTTGATGTTCCGTACTTGGTTATTTAATGATGCACCATCTTGGTTCCGTAACCTGTACATAAAGCACGGTGAACGCTTTGCTAAGTTCATATCTAACAAACCTGTGCTTAAAACAATCATCCGTAAATGGATGAATACAAGGATTAAATAATATGGCATTTCAAACAGGAACAAGGGTTGACCCACGACTAGCTGCATTGGACTTCAGTGGATTTACTAATGCTGCTAACATACAGGCACAGGGTATGGCTCAAATGGGTGCTGCCATTGGTGGTGCTATACAAGCTAGTAAACAAAAGAAACAAGACAAGGCACTTAATGAGGCTGCATCAGCAATGGTTCTTAACTATGCTAAGGCTAACCCAGAAGCTGGTGGTCAACTAGGTATTGAAAGCCTTGAGGACGCAAAGGTTGTAGTAACAACATTAGGTGGAGCTAA